CATCGGCATCTACAGTAGTACCAGTTACTTCTTGAGGGTATACTAAAATATTTTCAATAAGATAATTATTATCTAGTTTATGCACTACACCGTGCCAAGCTAATTCGTCTGAACTTTGATTAATCAATAAAGTCATACGTAAATACGCTTCAATTGTAACAAACACTGTGGGTTTTACTATATCATTATTGTTTGTCAATAAAGATTCAGGAGTAATTTTAATTGTTAAATCAGAGTCTCCTTGATACTCTTCAATCATTTTTCTAAAACGTTCTAACGCTTCAGTTTTTGCTGCGTCGTTTAATTTAATCGGTTTCATTTGTAACTGCCCCCTCAAATTTTTCTAAAGTTTCAAGTATATGATGACGCTTAGTACTATCTGTTTCTGCTTTCCAAATAATACAAGGTTGTGTATCATTATAGTTTTGCTCTCTATAGACGTGGTCTTCGATTTGTTCTCTGAAACGACCTAACACTGTGTAATCTAACATGTTTAAAGAACCTACGGCAGCTTTAATCTGTAAGAATAACTGCATAAAGGAATAACCTTTTATTAAGTTTTTAATAATGGGTAAATAACTTCCCCAACAATTATAAAAATAATGGTGTGGATTTCTTAGACCACATGTTGTACCTTGATTATGGTTTGTTTTACCATTAATTGTTATATTGTTAAAGTTTAAGGTTATAGAATCTTCAAACACAATAACAATAACTTCGTCAATAAAGGCTAATTTAAATAACTTAGTCATATAATGTGTAGGATAATTAGGTAAAAGATTACGTTTATAATATTTTATAGCTGCTTCTTTATCAAATGATAAGCAAGGTGCATCACATAAATATTTTAAACATCCACTTTCGATACGAGGTGTTTTAACAACATCTTTTTTAATTAAAAGTTTTAAGTCATCTGCACTTAAAGAAACATCTGATATTCCAGCATACTCATATTGTAATTCACGTTGACGTATTAAAGCTCCAGATAAACGTTCTTCTAAATCTTTAATAATATCATTTTGTTCTGATAAACATCTTACAACATGTTCTTGATGGAACACATTTAAGTTAGATAATACGTTTAATGTTTCTTGCATTTCAAACTCTGCAAAAGCAGGTGTAGATTGTAGAAACGTCAGTACTGTATCTAAATATTGTGTGCCATCTGTATAATTAACTATATCTCTAAAGATAGTAGTACTCGCAGCATCAGGATCGATTTCTTCATTACAGAATAAAGGTATTAAAGCTACAATTTTACGAAATAATAGTGCGTCATTTTCATCAGCATAAGGTCTGTTAGCCGTTAGAACAACTATACTTTTAGGTTTACAAGTAATTGCGTCTTCAGGATTAACATTTGTAATTGACTTGTCAAATTCTTTAACATAAACTCTTACACGATGACGAGGTGTTAATTTTAATGCAAGACTGTAACCTGTTAATTCAGTGTAACCATGCTGTGTAAACCATTCAGGTGCACGATTCTCAAAAGTATCAGTTATCTGTGCTCTAACATCTACTATTGACACGTGTAAAAAATCATAATTTTCATTAGGCGTTGTGTTATCGATTGTATAGTTTACATAGTATTCTACATTATTTAAAACACCATATATGCTATCGTTACGACTAATAACGCTATCTTTAAAACAGAGATGACGGTTTGTAAAGTAACCTAACATGCTTAATATTTTATGCATTGCAGTTGAACTATAGCCCCAATACTTTTGTTTATTAGGGTCTGATATTCTATTATACATATCGAGTGATGTATGATATAAAGAATGGTTGCGGCTAATTGTTGTATAATTCATAATAAATCCTTTCTTCTGAACTGTATTTGTCTACACAGCATTTAACTAAAAGTCAAAAGACAATGATGTTAAACTTTATTTTATAGAAGGTGGTCAGGGTGTTAAACACTGTGCAGAAAAACACAGTCCAGATATTTTCTAGACTGTGTGTTTAAATTAATTATGCGTTTTCAGTTTTCTGAGCGGCAATAATGTAGCAAGAATTTGTGATGCCGAGTTCTGCAAGAGACTTATCCATATCACCTAACTGAACTGTTACACCATCAATAAAGATGGTAGTTGTTGCGTAGTTGATACCATTTTCTTCGAGCAACTGGCGTATAGTTTTATCAGATGTTACAGAAATCTGAGTTCTGTTAAGGTTAGTACCTATTGTTACATTAATAATATTCATAATAATTTCCTTTCGTTGTTACAGTGTTGAGGGGACTGTATTATTGCAATCCCCTCACGGGTTTAGTCAAGTGCTACAGTTTCAATAGAAGACTGAGCAGCGTTAATCTCAGCTTCTTTAACAGCAAGAGATTCAACAATCTGTGCTTCTAACTCATTAACTTTAAGAATCAAACCGCTATATCTTTCAGATACAAGCTTAGCTTTCTCTTCAGTAGAGATGTGATTGTCAAGACCTTCACAACCCTGCAAGGTTACACAAAGATTGCCACTGTCAGTAGTTGAATCAAACACGATACCGTTGTCGTTAACGCCGCCACAATCAGCGTAGCTAATCATACATACAGGAATCTTCTTGTTGTCTTCAACACGATTGAGAGTGAGAGCTTCAGGAATGAACTTCTTCACTTTCTTGAACTGTTCTGCAGTAAGTGCAGAAATAAAAATAGCGCTGTCCTGGATAAGTTTAATTTTCATTTTGCATTCTCCTTCGTTTTAATAAATTTTTATAATGAACAAGGTCAGGACTCCTTGTTATTATCGATTGTTATTATTTTCTTTTTCGTTTAGAGTATAAATATTTAAACATACGATAAAGAATATTATAGAAATAAGTAAGCATTATGCCACAGTTGAACACACATATTAAATAAAGTATTGCGAAAGCTTCAATGGATTTTGTTGGTAACCAAATCGAAAGTTTTATTATCAACACACTTATTATACCAGAAAAGATTAACCTAATCAAGTAGGGAATTAACCCAAATCTGTAAATGCTTTCTAACCAATACCATATTATGTGAGGTATACGTATAAAGATTGGTTTATGTAATACTTCTTCTTTATAATCTTCATCATTATAAGTATAAATAGCATAACAGTTTATACATAAATTGTAAATAAGAATAAGTATTAATAAAATAATTTTCATTTTACTTCTCCTTTTTAAGTAATCTTTTAAGACAATCAGCTTTAGTTATGTAGTGTACACAACGACAATCTTGTTTACGTATAGAGTTATCTCGTTCACAACGAATATAACCTTTAGTACGCATCTTCTTTTTATACATGCATTTCATATTGTAGTCTCCTTTGTTTTAATTCATTTGTTATTATTTTCTTTTTTATTTTGGCGCATAAACTATCAAGGTCTGTATTAATTGAAACTAAACCGTTTAATAAAACCTCACCAGTATCAGTAATTACCATCAGTTGTGCATAAACATCAGCATAGTTATTGAAAGTATCTGACGGTGTTTTTATTAATATAGTTATATCTTTTATACGGAAACAAGCTGACGCTTGCGGTGTTAAAAGTAAAGTTTGTTGTAGAAAATGTTTAAAGTCAAGTATAGGCGTAACCTTGTTGTTATTTTTTACCATATATAAACGCCTCCAATTTATAAACAATATTAGTTAAGTAATTTAAAAACCACTCTATAATCTTTTTATACATAATTTTAATTTTTTGTGACATTATCTTTACCTTCCATTTTTAAACGGTTAACAATAAGTCTGTATGCTTCTTTTTGCATTTCAATATCTTCATCTTCAACCTTGCCTAATCGGTTTATTTCTGCTTGTGCAACTTTTTTATATCTGTGAAGACTAATGCTATTTTGCACAATGCGAATAACCTGTGTTAACACTAATACTGTTGTTATAATTACAAGATATATTGTCATAATTATACTCCTTTCATTAAGGTAGGTAAGGCATTATTATGCACTCACCATAAGTTAATTCATATTTTTTAATCTTTTCTTTACAGTTAGAAAGGTTTCCCCAATAATAAACTTCGTGTGTATCACGATGTTGTATTTGATAGGTGCAATGTTTATAGGCTTCAGTATCACGCCATTCATAGAACTCCCTTTCCAAAGAAGCATAGGTTTGTTCTTTAAGATTGACACCTGTTAAAGTACCAATGCTGAACATAAGAATAGCAATGATAAAAAGTTTAAGTTTCATAATTATACTCCTTAAAAAAAAATAGGGTGATAGCCGAAGCCATCACCCAGGTGTACTAATCAACCAAAGGGATTAGTAGCAGGTTCTTCAGATGTTTCAGCAGGGGCAACGAAATCATACTGAAGTGTAGTCTTAGGGGTACCATCATTAGCAGGATAAGTACGCTTAGATACCCACATATCCACTTCTTTACCTTCGAGAGTCTTTAAGAAATCAGGAAGTCGTTTGTAATCTGAGCTGTCGTTTAACTGCTGTCTTAACTGGTCGCAACAAATCTTAGCCCCGATGTTATAGAATCTGTTGTCAACTGTACGACCGTTTGTGAAAGTAATAGGAACGAGTAAGTAAGAAGCATCACTGCCATCTTCTTTACTGTCGATAACAGTCTTTACTTTACCGAGTGTAACCTTATGCTGTCCTACTGTGATGGGTGAGAAGTAAGCACCTCTCAAGAAATCTGCTGTGTTGAAATTGTTGTTAGCCATTTTTTATTTCTCCTTTATAATTTTATTTAGTATCTGAACGGGTTGGCGTTCCCGATTTCATCTGTTATTTATTTTCTTTTTTAGAAAAAATCTTAAATTTTACAAATGTATACAGTAATCTCGCTTGGTGTGAATACATCTTTAATAATTTCGTATACAATTTTCCAATTTCCACCTGCAAGTCCACAACCTAAACCATAAGGTAAGCCTAAATTTTTAAGACCTAATGTTTCCATACGATAGCGTAGTTTAGTAAGACATGTTTCAAGTGCTTCATAGTTTGTGTAGCATTTGTCTGTACCGTAATCACTTTGTGAAAACAGATTAGCTACACGACAATCAGGTGTAGCAATTAATTGAACTTTACCAAGTAAATCTGTCTGTGTATTACACGCTTTTTTATAACTTGTGTATACATCAGGGTATCGACTACGAATTTGCTTTGCAAGTCCTGCACCCATAACACCTTTACAATTAACTTGGTGTGCGATTACATCGCAATGTGATGTGAGTAAATCACTACAAACAATAGATACCATAAACAAACAACTCCTTATAAATTAATTTCAATTGTAAACTTTTTCTTTTTAGAGTATCGACCATAAAAAAAAATGAGAGGCTTAAAGCCCCTCATCTTCATAGATAGGTTCAAGGAAATCTCTGAACTCAACATTTAAACCATAAGGTGAATCAGGTCCTTGCATATCTGTGATAGGTTCCATTATATTTTCACCACCTGTAACCATATAACAGTATTCTTTACCTGTAGATTTATCTACAGCAGTTACTGTTTTAGTTGCAGGTATATCAAATAAATGCATAGCAATTTGAACTAATTCTTCAGGTGGATATTCACCTCTGTGTTCAGTTACATATGCCAATGCTTGTTGCATTTTCTCTTCATAACTGAGGTTTTCAGTTTCACGTAATGCGGTTATTGCATTGCGTTTACAGATATAAGTGTCACGTATGGTAGCATCTTCTGCCAAACGTCTGAGTTTTTCAACGGCGATATTAACTTTACCTACTAAACTGTTGTGAGTTGCAGTTTCTGCTGACATCGTTTTGTATTCATTATTAAACTTATCTTTAGAACGTTGTTTAAATTGTAAAGTTATAGTTTCTTTAGGCAACTCTTCTGGTGAGTAATAAGTTTCTTCACCGTATTTGTTAATGTCTTTTACAAAACGTTCTGGAACAGTACATATCTGACGAGTTTCCAATTCACACACTTCGTAGTTAGGGGTGTTGTCATAGCAAACACGCGCTCTATCAAGTAGATACTGTCTCTGGTTTTCCGTGAGTTCAGTTATCCATTTAGGCATAGGTAATTCTACAATATGCAACTTACCAAACTCGTCACGAGTTTCTTTAGTGTGATAAAACAGTCTGGAAATTTCTTGAACCTGTTTTTCAAGTAACCATTCTGCTTCTGCAATACACTGTTTCTGAATCATCTGTTCTTTACGACGTTCGTTATAATCTTGAAGTTCATTCCAAACCAGTTCGTAATTCTCTGGTGTATAATTATCGTAAAGCCAAGCAAATCTTTTTTGGAACTTTTCATAACCAGGTTGTTTAACCAAATCTAGAAGAGTTCTTTTAGTTAACTTGTAAGAGTCTAACTCTGAAACATCTTTTTTAGCATTAGGATAAGATAAATATCCATTACTCTTGACCTTAAGTCTATCTTTAGCAGAGTAACTTAAGATGTTTAAAGCAGGGTGTACTTTTACCTCAGTTAAACTAGCAATGTTAGACTCGATGGCGAAAGCAGACCATTTCTTTAAGGCTTTGTTAGAATAGGGAATGTTTTTTACTGACATATTATTGTCCTCCTTGTTTTTTAAATTCACCTGTACATTTTTTTCTTTTTTCATTTTTCATCAAACCTTTCAATTTTTTATCTGGACAGAGCAGGTATCTCTGTCTTTTTATTACTATCGATTGAGTCAAGGTACAATGATGTCCCAAGAATAAGTACTTTTCAATTAATTGGGAAGTGCTTATGATTGGTTGACATCATTAGTAATATAAGTTATTACAAAATTGTAGAGGATACTTTCTTTACAATTTTGTAATGGGTTATATGTGCTTTTACCAATTGATATAATAAGAAGACAAGAGAGAGTTGCTCCCCATTGGGCTTTTTTGGTAACAAATCGAAAATAAGAATAGGTAACAAGTTCGAAATTGTATGAAGTGAAGGGTCAGACGAAACGAATAAACAATTTCGGTAACTTGTTCTATTCTTATGGTGTTTTTTCGGTAACAGGTGAACACCTGTGTTCGGTACCTGTTCGAAAAAAGATTCGTTCATTTGTTTGAAAAAGACAGTATAAAGTTGCAACTGTATGCGGACCCTCGCATACAACGACTGCTGATGGTATCGTTTGTATAGGTTATTGGGTACCTGAAGCAGTCGTTCAAGAGGTTAAAGATACAAAATAGGCTAAAATTAAACACAAAAGTGTAAAGCAAATGAGGTTTTTGAAAAAGTGAATTTTAAAAAGTTAATAAAATTAAACACATTTGTGTCTATTTTTATATTTATATATAATTATATAATAGTATATAAGATAATATATAATAATAATATAATAGTAATAGTAGACACATTTGTGTTTAATTTAGATAAGAAATTAAAAATGAAAAATTAAAAAAGTGCGTTTGCTATACACAAAAGTGTTTAATTATTAACAAGAAAAACAAATCAATAAATATAAATTTAAAACCCTAAAACCCATATATAATATAAAAGAAAAAGAATAATTACTTCAAATCAAGTAACAGATTTGCCGTAATAGATAGAAAGATAGAACGAATTATATCTCTATGATATATGTTGTAAGTTTAATATGTGTAACATATTAATTATCGAGTATATCCTCTCAACTTGTTGAAGGATGTACGAGAGAATTAATCCGTGGTGGGTGTGCTGTATCTTCCCCCGCCTCCAGCAAGAGTATGGTAGAGGCGACGTCGCAATACGGGGGTGAATTACGTTTATTGTTATGGCAGATAGCTTAAGCTATCTCGGATGTCGTTAGTCAGTCTGCTTTCAGAAAGCTATTAGCTTATTCGCAATAGCATCCCCAAGAGCAAGCTGAGCAACATCCTTAAGACTACCATAACATTATACTCCTTTCTTAGATTCACACTTACTTAAAGCAAGTATGTACTGTGGACGGTAATCTATGTTTTATACGTCCTGAATGCCTAAGCATTCAATTGAACCTATCACCTTAGTGATAGGCTCTCAGAATGTTTACGCTCAGACTCGAACACTACTTAACACAACAGCATATCTTGATTTGCATCATCTGCAAATCGAAGTAAGCACTAGTGTACTCAGTTACCTTTGGCACTGTGGTTCTGATGTCATATACATCAGCAGCACCCACTACCTTATTGTTGTGCATAAACTTATCGCACAAGTACAGGAAAGGAGATTCATATAGAATCTCTCCTGTATAGTGACATACCACACTGTAGTTGTACATATTCTACACCTCCTTTCATAATTAACAGATTTTTCTTTTGTCTTGCCCATCATCTTCTGGGCGAAAAGAGCATCTCGTTGTGGTTCTACACACGCCAGATGTCTTTCATCGTTCAGTCGCTTCATTTCGATTGCGGCTCAAATAGAATTGCGACCAGGTTCTTATTCGAGTGTCCGCACTTAATTAACCTCCTTTTAATTATTTAGATGCTAAACATCCAATTGAACGCACCACTGAAGTGATGCGCTCTCAGAATGTTTAGAACTCTTTAGTTTCAAATAAGCGTTTTATAATATAAACCAACGTATCAGCAGTTGCTTCATATAAAAATTCACAATATAATGGTTGTATCTCAGCATTGGTACCTTTGCTATATGTTGCTATTACGTTATCATTATCAATTCTGACAATTACTTCTTTAGAATCTTTGACAATGTGTAGCTTAGGTGAATTGTTTTCAATACTCTTAGATACTGTATAAGTGTAAGTCTCAAAAGCTAAGTGAATAGCATCGTCAATTTCTTTAATCCATTTAAGATAGTTTGGTAATTCATTTATTAATTCGTAACATAAATCATCTACACGTTCATCATATTTCATAATAAACATCCTTTCTTTTATATATTCAGTAATCTAATTCCTACTGACCTAGTCTAGTTCGCTAATTGAATCTAAATCCTCCTTTCTATCTATTCTTTTTAACTAGGGGTTGGGTTTTAAATTACCTCGTCTATACGGGGTACGACCTTTATATATTCTATATATACCCTGTAGGGTGTTTGTTTGTTTATTTAATTATTAGTAAAACACAAATAAATTTTTTCTTATAAAAATTCTCTCCCCCTTGACCTCATTTCTAAACTATGATATAATTAAGGTATCAAACATCAGGAGGGATAATATGATTATCATTGACAAAGTAGAAACCTGTGGTTGGCAACCAGCATTGCGTGGTATGCGCAACCCTAAAGATTCTTGGGACCGAAGCGATTCGGAAGTCTGGATCGATTCCGAAGGTAAAGAAAACCCAGTCATCGGACCTAACGATCTTACCTTAGCGTCTAACTTAGTACAAGGTGGACCTGTTCACGCAAAGTACCGTAGAATGATTGTAGTGTATATGGACATCACCGCTCCGCTTTATTGGTGGAAAGAGTTTGACACCTATAAGGTTGGCACCGTAGCTAACTCTTGTAGTACAATGCACACTTTACATAAGCGTGACCTTACACTCGATGACTTCGCGTACGATCAGCTCTCTCAGTGTAATAGGAATTTACTAGATATGGTTGTTCATAACATCAACGACGCAAGACGAGCTTATGTTGAAGCATCTGACTCAGATAGTGCCAAACGGTATTGGTACCAAATGATTCAGCTTCTCCCGACTTCTTTTCTTCAGAAGCGCACAGTTAAATTGAACTATGAGGTTCTCTATAACATCTACCATTCTCCCAGACATAACCATAAGCTCAACGAGTGGAGAATCTTCTGTGAATGGATTAAGACATTGCCTTACGCAGAAGAATTAATTATTAATCCAAAAAAGGCTTGACAATCTCACACACATATATTATAATATAAGTGCCGTGGGTCACAGCGGTATTTCTCCTGACTGGCTTGATACTCTTGGGTTCCTAATATTCCTTCCTCAAGAGTATCTAGCCCTCAGACACTGTTGTGATTAGACTATACGGTAGGAGAAAGTAATATGTACATACACATTGATGCGGAAAAAGGTTTAAGATGTTCAGAAGGTTTGTCTTTTGTAGATGCCTTGCGTTTAATCGGTACAGCAACACTGCACCTTATGAACGACGTTGATGATTATGCAAAAGAAAATGCAAAGACTGACGAAGAGTATAACGATGCTCACGGAAAAGTTTATGACCTCTACAACCATATGGCAGGTAACATCTTAGACCAGTTCGACTGTACCCGTTCACCTGCAACCGACTTGACAACTCAAGCAATAATGGAAGCAGAGAATGCGATACTCGATAGAGAGACAGCCGAAGTTGAAAGTGAAGAAACCTCCGAAACAACTGAGGAAGAAGACGATAGCCCTGCTTAATGCGGGGCTTCGTTGCTATAGGTGATACTTAATGTCACTAATTAATCAACCGTTGGTCTATCGACCTAATAAAACTAAAACAGAAGAGGCGCCAACACCGCAGGCAATTAGAGATTTCTCACATTGCCCAAGGTGTGGCGCACCTACATTACCGTCTAAGACTTATCAAGGCACTGACTCAGAGTTTTGGTTAGAGTGTACTAAATGTAATACATATATAAATACGTACATCCCTCAAGAACATCAAGCTTCAACTCATCGAGACCCACATACTTTTATTGGTTCTTTTGGAGGTTACGGTTCAGGTAAGACAACCACTGACCGTGAAGAGTTTTATAAGCATATGTTCTTAACTCCTAAAGGTAATACCTTGATAGGTGCAAACATTGCAGCGCAGTATGAACAAACCATTAAGCGTGATATCGAGGCTGACTTACCGTTAGCATTCATAGAAGACTATTCAGTTCAAAAGGCTTACTTTGATTTTAAGAATGGACACCGTTTAATGTACAGACCTTTGGATGATGAAGGTAAATTACGTTCATATAACTTATCAATGTTCATCATAGTCGAAGCGTCTGAAGTTGATGCTGAAATATATGCACAGCTTAAAACACGTTTGCGTAACACTGCAGCTTCTAAGCAATTGGTGATTGACGGAACCCCACAATTCAAACGTACACGTACTGGTGGTTTGGTTCCTATCTGGGAACACAGTTGGCAAAAGGGAATGATTGAATCAAACCCTGACTCAGGTTGGATTCGCAGTGATGTACTTATGGTTAGTGAACAGATACATAAGCACGGTACTATTGACGATGTTTATACTGTTATGGAAAACGACATCGATCCTGCCACTTCTTCACATATCACTGCCACTGATGCGAATGAATATCTACCACCAGACCCATACACCTTTATACAAAACATATCTAAGAATAAACCAGAATGGTGGATTAGACGATATACGAAAGGTTCATTCTCTTATGCGGAAGGTTTGGTTTACCCAAATGCAATGAAGTGCGTATGTAATCCATTTGACATTCCAAAAGATTGGATGCGTATGGTTGCGTTCGACTATGGCTTAAGCGATGATGCTCGCTACCTGTACGGTGCGATTGACCCGAAACACGGCTTACTTTATATTTATAAAGAACAGAGTGTTAATAATAAGAACGTTGAGTTCTTGGCTGACCTTTATAAAGAAGGTACTAGTGATATACCAAGTGGCATGTTATATGGGCAACCAATCATTGACCCGAAGTCTGGACCTAAACGCGACTATAATAAGAAGGCTCTTGCAGATTACTTCTTAGATTACGGCATTGCGTTTAAACCTGGACAGATTAATTTGGATGCGCGTATCTTTAGGTTGAACACTTACATAGACCAAGGTTACTTACGTATCTTTAACACGTGTACGTTTTTAGTTAAAGAACTTGCGGATTACAAATATCCACCTCACCGATTAGGTGAAACACGTCACGTAGACAAACCTGTGGATAAAAACAACCACAGTATCAATCCACTTGAATGGATTGTTATGGAACTTCCTGCAAACCCAAAAAATATACTCGCAGGGGTGTATAACCGTCAAGGTGCACGTGTAGATATTAAACAACCTGCGGAACAACCTTTAGTTCCTTGGCAGTTAAAAGATGAGGATGACTTTATGTCCAACACAGACGATTATGACTTTGGAGGTTTATTTGAATGATAACAGCTTTAATAATTTGTATTACATTAGTAGTGTGCCTATGCTTAATATTGAAATGGGCTACTGATATGGCTAAAGCAGGTTTACCTATGTTTACGCGTGGAGAACTTGTATGGCGTCCTGCAGATGATACGCCGTGTAGTAAACCACCTATTGGATTTGCACCTGAAGAAGTTCAATCAGAAGAAAAAGCTAAGTCAGATAGAGAATTATTTGATGAGATGTTGAAAGACAGCGCAAGTACCATATCGGCTTTATTACGTGGGGAGGTAGACTTCGATGAAATCAAACAGTAATCCTACAGAAAAAAGAAAGTATGAGAAAAAAGATAAGTGTCCTGTACGCTTAGAAATTCTAAAACGCAACTATGACATTGCGTATAGTAACTACACTAAGATACATCGCAAGATGAAAATACTTGACGCAGCTGACCGCTCTCGTTTGTGGCAGGCTATTAGTGCTAAGTTTCCTAAGTGGCAGATACAGCCTGACTCAAACTGGGTAAGTTACATTAAGAGTAATCTCGTAGCTTCAATCTACACAGTTACTAAAGGGGCTAGTTTATTACCGACTTCAGATGATGATCGTGAAGCAATTGAACATCTCAACGTAGCACTTGAGTACATCTGGGATATGGCAGATGTAGGATTCTATCAGATGCAGGCAGGTTCTAACGCTGCACTCTTTAATATCGGTATTACTCAAGTAGGTTGGGATGCAGATGCCCAAGGCGGTAAAGGTAGTACGTACTACAAAGGTGATGTGGTATTAAAGAATATTAATCCTATGCATTATATGCGCGACCCCTTTGCAGAAGACCTTGATAGCGCTGCTTATGTTATCACATTTGAAAATATGCATAAGACCGCAATCTTAAGTAATCCCAAATACCATAAAGCTTTTAGTGAGTATTTGGATAACAAAAGAGCTGAACAAGCGTTAGGGGCTTCTCAACCTGACCCAATCTATCCTTTACACGATGTAGACAAAGCCAATGTTAAAACTGATTCAGACTATTATAAAGTTATTACATACTTTGTTAAGTACAACGCTGACGACGGTGCACTTAAAATTGCTGAGATACATACCTTAGATAATGATTTAATTCTTTGGTATAAAAAAGAAATCCGACCTAATCGTTTCCCATTCGTTGAGTTATTCTGTAATCTTCCCGAAGGAGATGTTGTAGGTACAAGTGAGTGTGCTAAGATACTCAGCAACAACATTGCTTATAATATGATTAACTCAATGTTGCTTACAGGTATTTATAAGAACTATCACCCTACCAAATTTATTAGTTCAGCTTCAGGTTTAAACATAGCTACGTTTGCTAAACACGGTGATGTCCCTGATCAACTGTTCGTTGTAAATACTGATGCATCCCGCGCAGTACATTACCTCGAAACACCGAAGCCTACAGCAGCTGACATCAGTGCACAAGCATTGCTAGTTAATGACTTGCAGAAAACTTCAGGTGTAGATGACCGCTATACTGGTAGAGACACAGGTTCCGTACTCACCACAGGTGGCGTTGAAGATATGCTTGACCGTGTAACGGTTGTGGACACTCCGAAGATTAAGAACTATGAACGTTACACTAAGACTCTTACACAGTTAATTCTTGCTAACTTCGTAGAGTTTTCTATGAAACGTACCTATTTTAGAAAAGATATCGTGAAGAATAAATATGATTCTTTTGAAGTAGATTACAAACACCTTTCAAAAGACACTTTATTCCACTACGCTATTAACATTAGTTCTGAACTTCCTAAGAATAAACAGCGTGTTGCAGCTATGGCTAACACTCTTATGGAAAAACAGATGCAGTACGGACAGAATGTTAAAGGACCTGACCTCATCACAACAGAAGAGTGGTTACAATTACAAGACCTTCCGTTTAAAGAACTTATGCAGAAGCGTATGGGTATACAGCGTATTGCTGATGCAACCGCTAAGTTTACTCGTGGTTTGTTTGATTATGCTTCGTTTGTTGCTAATGGCACAGACCCGAACGCTGCAGTTGAAATGGTTGGAGAAAACATTGCTGCTAATGAGACTGGACAAGACGGACCCTACGAGGTTCCACCGTTAGAAAGTTTGGTTGAAACACAGCAAGGTGTGGCTCCTACAGCTCCAATGGATACAACAACAGACCCTATGGCAGCGTTACAACAAGACCCGACTGCAATGCTTCAACAGTCCGCGCGAGTACCAGGAGCAACTCAAGGTTTAGAAATAGACCCGCAAATTTTAGAAGCTTTAGGAAATCTTTCCTAAACCCTTGACAAATTGAAAAGGCTGTGGTATACTACAATTAGTAGGTGTAGTAGGTTCCACAGCCTTTAAATGTGTGTAGTGTCAGCACCACTACTCCGTATATCTCACCAATATACACTGGAGGTAATTAAATGGTAGACAATGGAAATGACAACTCAATGTCACTGGAGGATTTAGACCAGCTCGTAGCGGATACACCGCCTGGTACCCCTCCCCCTGATGATTCATCTAATAGTTCAGATGGTACATCAAACAATCCCGATGGGAATAATAATGACGATGGTGCAGCAGCAGCCAGCGGTTCTGATAACAACAATGCAGATAACACTGGTTCTTCCAATCAATCTTCTGACGATTCCCAGAAACACAATGCAAACGAAGCGTTTGCCGCAATGCGTGTGCAAAATAAGAAAATAACACAGGCATTAGCAGCGGTGCTCCAACAGCACGGGCTTGACCCAGCGTTGGCTAACAATCCTGACCAGCTTATCTCTGATGCAGAGAATGCACGGTTAGAACAGGAAGCAAAGAAACAGAATGTTCCTGTTGATTTGCTACAGCGTTTAACTCAACTTGAAAGAGAAAATGCTGAAAATAAGCAAAAGCGTTTAGCTAATGAAGCTTTGCAAGGTTTCCAGAATTTGAAAAACAAATATGGTTTATCTAATCAGGATATCTCTGCATTTGCTAAACAGCTACAAGACGCTGGTACTAACCCATTTGAACAAGAAATGGATTTGGAGCAGCACTACAAGCTACATAATCTTGACAAAATTATTGCAGCCGAATCTCAAAAAGCTGTCGAAGAAGCTTTGCGTAATCAGCAAAATGCTTCTCAACACAGTACTGTCCCCGATAAGTCTCAGGGTAAAGAGGCTTCAGGAGTAGACCAAATTGACACTATGGCACAATTTGATAGGTTTATTGCAAACCTAAAATAAGTAAAATTTGAAGAAAAGGTGGAATCACAATGCCTGAAAATGCTAATGTATTTAACGCATTAAACCCTACCGCTGACATCGTAGCTTACGGTAATCTTATCAACGCTACTGTTGGCGCAACCACTGGAGCAAAAGCTCTACGTCCAGAATTATTTTATACTAAACAATTGCTCGAAACTATTCGTCTCGGTGCAGACCAGTACCCTTACTTCCGACTTGCTGAAACATCACCTATCCCTGATAAGTCTAATAAGCTTCAGCTTCGTAGATGGTCTCCTTTACAGGCACATACCGTACCGCTTGTTGAAGGTATTCCTCCCAAGTCTGATAAGGGTTCGGTAGAAACTTACGAAATTGGTACTAACGCTTATGGTCGTTATATGGAGTTCACCGATCGTGTTGACCTCGATGTAATCGATCCTGTTATTACCACTTACACCAAAGAGTATTCTATCGTTGCTGTTGAAACTCTCGACCTCTTGGCTCGTGACGCGTTACTTATGGTAGCACAGAAAGACTTTGCTAATCAGGCAATCGGTTATGAAGAGCTTACTCTTGATATCGGTGCTGACGGCAGAGCACTCTACGGACCTTCTATCGAAGACCTTAGACTTATAGTGCTTTCTATGAAGAAACAGTTGGTACGTCCTAGAATCAACGGACGCTTCCATGTTATCTGTTCTCCTGAGTTTACATATGACCTCATCAACGATCCTTACGTTGAAAAGTATATGCAGTACAATAACTCTACTAAAACTATGTACGACACAGGTACACTTGTTCCTATGTTCGATATGGAGTTCTATGAGAGTATGGCTACTCCTAATACTAACGAAATTATGGTTGACGATAAGGTTGCTTGGCGTTACTACGCAGTAAGCGGAGACGGTTACGTTTATGCAACTGTCGATGAAGCAGGTAATGTTACAGGTCATAAGACAGGTAATATCGGCGCTGCATTCCGTACAAAGCGTGATGGTTATGTTCTTGACGACCGCACCAAGAAAGAAGCTTCTTACATCCCTGATCAGAATGTGTTGGATACCGAAAAGTTATTTACTTACCTCGGTGCTGACCTTGATTGGAGACCTTTGAACTTCCACCACTGTCTTGTTGTTGGTAAGGATGCTCTTATCCGCACAGGTATGAGCGGTCAGGATAACGCTAAGATGTACGTTAAAGCTAAGGGTTCAACTGGTGTGCTTGATCCGATTGACCAGAGACAGTCTATTGGTTTCAAAATCAATTCTGTTGGTTTCGGTTCTGCACGTCCCGAGGCTGTACACGATTATGTTTGTGTACCCTCAACACTCAATCTATAATCTTGGAGGAGTTTTGACCTATGGCAAAACGAAATGAAGTTCAAAATGACACTATCGCTGAGGAGACTGTAGCAATGCCTACAGTTTCCGAAGCCCCTGATTCAGAAGATACTAAAAAATTATCTTTTGAAGTAGTGGCAGCTAGACAGAATCGTTCGCTATTAGCTAAGGATGCTGCTCGTAAGAGACTAGCTACTCGATATAGCCAACAGCCTAAACGTTCTGTAATGGTTGCACCTATGTACGCTGCTTACTTCGGTAAAGTAATGCACGTAATGATTAACGGTATTTCTATTGCAGTTCCTTGTGATGGAAGACCGTATGATATACCAAAAACATTTGCCGAAGAAGTTTACCGTAGACTGCGTGCAGTCAATGAGGCTGAATTAAAAAGCAAACGTTTCGCAGATGTTGCGTCTAACGTTGAAAAAGCCCCTGGTGAATTGGCGCTTTATTAAAAGTCAGGAGGGCTTAAACGCCCTCCTGTTTTATATAGGAGGTTAAGTAGAGTATGTTAATCTCTAAACTTATACAAAGTATTAACACACAGCTTGATGGTGAGTTATTAGGTTTACCTGAGTTATGCGATATTATTGATAAAGCTATCGACGATATCAATACACGTCTTAACACACGGTTTCCTGTACTTTCAGATTTAATAATGCAACGTGGTGAGACGCAAGCTGTAACAAGCGTTGCTGAATACACTGCTATACCTGATAAGTATATCCGAACTGTTGTAATCCCTGGAGCTGTGTTTAAATTTTATATTAATGATGAAGAAGGAGCAGCAGTTGCTCCAAAACACGAAGAAGAATATCTCAAAGGTTTGTTTTATATGGAACGCGATTATATCGCTAACGTACCTGAAGAGTATCAGGCTTCTGAAATGCAAGGGCGTATGCCATACCATAACGCAGACCCTATGGGTGGAGGAGGTTTGACCATTGACAGTAGCGTCTTCCAATTATAAAACATACAGTAGACAGACACGTATGCTTACAGAAGAAACAGGGTTTTCTGGAGGCATGCTGTGGACTGGAAATAATATTGACTCTTCCCATTTAAAAGCCATTGTTAATTTTGATTATGAAGATACGACAGGCTTCTTAAAAACACGTGCTCCAATAATAGCTACAGATATTTTAGATAAAAAAGGTAACGCTATACGATTAAACAATGCGCTAGAAGCAACCCTAATAGGTGTTTACAATATGAGTCCTTCTCGTTTTGTACAGACCTCAGAAGGTTCCGAGAGCTACGAGTATGACGGTATAGACACTTCAGGTTATTTCTATTTGTTTGGTAACGTTAATATTGACGCTGCAGGGGACCAGTATTGTGCTAATATACAAGGTTTGTTTAGAGACACACAGCAAGATAATTGGTACACTGTAGACTGTACTGAAGTTAACCGATTGTTTAAACCAGACACAGGTGTCGGTATTAGATTTAAACAATCTAATAGAATTTCACCTGTGTTAAAAGATAACATATTGTACTTCACTACAGATGCTGAAGACCGTATATTTTTAGCGTGTCGTTTAAATAATACGCACAACGTTGTTGGTGAACTTACTAATGTAGATTTAGTTCCACAATCTAATAATCCTGAAAATAGCGGAGATCAGGGATGGTTAAGTTATTGTAATGCAGTTAATAGTTTTAATCTGTTAACCATAGGTGGTTATGGTTTTAATGCTGCCCGTGGAGAAAATATGTACATCTATGAATCTAATGCTGATTATTCTGACACACAGCATGTAATCTTAGGAGCGTATCTAACAGAGAAAATAAACTCAAAGATACCTATCACATCTCCTCGAATTGGACAAAGTGTTTATGTTAATGTTAAAATAAACGGTACTAACACATACAAAGGGCATAAGGTAAGTGTGTTTCAACAAACTAAAGGGCGTTCAGAAGAGGAGCCTTTGTGGGAATACTTAGCTGAAAGTACGATAACTGATGTAGGAGCAGTAATAAAATGTACGATTACTGAGTCAAACCCAACATTTTTGTTATGTCTATACAGTACTGCTGATACTAAAGATATAACTAAAGCAGATGAAACTTTAAAAACCAACACGTTTAATTCCAACAACGCTTTAGATAATTTAAAAACACAACCTTATAACTTAAATAAAGCTAAAGCTAGTTGTTTGTGGAATAATCATTTAGTACTATGGGGCTGTCAAAAGTTTGAAAGTACTCTGTTTATTTCAGAACCTGATAATTTTTATTACTTTCCCGTGCCACGTAATGTAGTTGTTACTGATACAGATATAGTAAACTGTGTACCTTATTTAAACAGTTTATTAATATTTACTACTAGTAAACTCTATAAACTTACAGAAGATAATGAAGGTAACTTTATTCAAGAAATAATTCAAAATAATTTACCTATTGCTCCTGCTGATGCTGCGCACATAAAAGCTATTAAAAATATGGTGCTGTTTAAATCTGGTAAATATTTTTATATGGTTGTGCCTAAATCACAATCTCTTACAGGAGAGCTTACAATAGCTCCTATATATAAAAATATCGCGGGTTTATTAAATAACTTAGCAGCAGGTGTTACAGAAATATTACTGGCTATGTACCCAGAGTATGCTAGTACACCAACTACTGCTACAGTCACAATGTCAGACTATCCTACGTACATCTATAGTGCGCAAGATACGGTACATATACTGTATGAAGTATTATATAACACACGTCGTTATATGTTATTTTTAAATTATAATACAAACTTACGTGCGTGGACAATGTATGTTGTGGATACATCAAACGAAACATTAGCTCCAACTTATTTAACTGCGTCGCAGCTAATGGCTTTTGTACGCGTAAATAATAATCCTTCAGATAAAAAAGTTTCTATAGCACAGTTCACACCAGATACTGATGTAACAGATGCTTTTCGTAGTTTATTAGATACAGGCTATCGAACACTGTCAGCTTCGTTTAAAAAAAGATTTAGAGAAATACAATTAAAAGTATATTGTAGTTCAGAAGAATCTACTGCTTTCGGCTCATCCTTTTTATTAGACGGTGTATGTAGACGTAATTACGTTAAACTAACTGAAACTTATGTGGACGATCAAACTGTGTTGCTAGTGCCCGACTATACTTTAAACACTTTTATCACAGAACCCACAATGGGTATAGACTCACTAGGATTACCAGCACATCAATCTAGTTTAATGCAACAAACTGACCCTGCACAAGGTTCTGATTCTATTGCTTTAGACAACTGGAAACTTGATTTTTCACATTTTAAAAGAGAAGCACCAACTGTAATCAGAATACCTGTCGCAGGTAAAGGTTATGCACCACGGTTTATATTAATGTCACCCTCTAGTTTATCATTGTGTGTCAATGAAATTAATTGGGTGTATCGTTTAATGTATGGGAGGTAAATCTAATGGATACAATTAATATTCGTGAGTTTAAAACTAAAGAATATATGTACACGCCTTGTAAAGAAGGAGACGTGGTGACTACAGTATTGTGGAATAGTTTACATAATATTGTTATTACTAATTTGAATGATTTTCAAAATTTATTTGCAGCCATTGGCGCAGATTTTAAAAAGTATGATTCAGAATTAGAACGACATATTTTAATAGCGACCGTGTTAGGCGATCGTATTACAGATCTAGAATCTTTTAAAAGAGATTGTAAAACGTGGCAGACTGAATGGGAAGACAAGTACAAAAACGTCCAACAATCAAACACCGAGCTTAAAGACGCCACAAAAAAAATTAATAAACAATTTGAAGCATTCGAAGAAAAGTTAGTTCATTATGGAACAGATGAACCTGATTCCGATGTACCTATTTGGGTACAACCAGTACCGCCATACGGTGGTCCTAATCTTAACACCCTTTATGCACCTGTTATAAAACAAAATGTATCAGGAAATGTAATCGTAGTAGTTAAAGACGTTTTGCCAATAACACACAGTTTAAAAGTAAGGGCGTTAACATACAACCGATTTGCCATTACGAAAGTAACGGAGCAAGATGATGCCAATGGAACAGTTGTTATTAATACAGATAACACATTAACCATCACTCCTAAAACAGATGGCTATCGTCAAATATTAGGTAAGTTAACTGATTTATGTCCTTCTATAAGCGGTGGAGAAACAATTACTCTTTCTTATAGTGTTAGTGTTAGTGACACAAACAATGCTTTAGGGTTACAGTATACAGATACAATCAAACATGCAGATATTGGTTCTAACCATATTGTTTACGTAGACCATAGCACGAACTATACAGTAACAATAACGTTACCTGATGACATTAGTAATGTTTATATGTATTTTAGCGGTGGTATAAGTCCATATACAGTAAGTAATATTACTGTAACTAATGGTGAACTCAGCGGTACAGGTGGTGTAACAGTCAGTAGATACGGAAAAAATCTATTTGACCCTGAAATGCTAAATAATCAAAATGAGAATTGGCGGTTTGTATTTGACGAAAAAAGCGGATATTACACGCGTGTTGCTGCACCTCCAGGAAAAGAAGGTGCAAATGGTGCAAGCATTATAAGTACGTCAAATGCATACGTAGAAAAGAACAGAGATTTAACATCTCTAATAAAAATCCCTAAAGGGTTTGCCGTGACTGTTAAAGTATTTGGTTACCATTGGAATCACGTTGATGGTACTGAGGATAAAGACTTTATGCTAACAACATATAAGGCTGACAGAACACGATTTCGGGTATATAATTCATTTCGCCAAAACCCGTACATCCCAACTGATATAAGTTATACTATAACAGCGTTAGATGAGGACTTATGGTTAGATATTGGTACAGATAACAGAAACGAACTTCCAAAATATTTTCGTAAAATACAAGTTGAGTTTAATTCTGTGGCAACAGAATATGAACCATACAAAGGATCACAAACTGTAACTTCCAATGAAGATGGAACTGTAAACGGTCTAACGAGTGTGTCACCGAATATGACACTATTAACCGAAAACGATGTTGTTTTAGAGTGTGAATATTTGGTGGATACAAAGACGTATGTTGACAACAAAATTGCTGAACTATCAAAAGTAGTATTAAATTCATAAGGAGTTGTTATTATGTATAAAATAATTAAAGATATATTAAACACTGGAGACTTTGATTTAACCACTCTTTTAAAAAAGATTAAAGCACTATGGCTTGAGGAAGATATAACTGACAGTCAGTATGAAGAGCTGTGTGCTTTGGCTAGAAAAAATGCTGGTGTGATACATAGTATTGATGTGTTTGATAAACTTGCAGACCTTGACCGTAGAGTATCCGCAATCGAAAACGGATGTGTTACTACAGAGCCTGAAGAATATTCTGAGTACATTGTAGGAAAATGGTACTACAGAGATGACAAGGTATCTTTTGAAGGTAAAAACTATGTATGTACAGCTCCAGAAAATGTTGTATGTGTATGGTCACCTAAAGACTACCCCGCTTATTGGAAAGAGGAGGTTTAATAAATGGAGGTAACTTTAGGTGTAATCGGTGCAGTTGTTGGTATCGCAGGTTTCATCTTCGGTTTAGTACAAGTCTTTCGTAATAAAAAGATTGATGATAGAACTGAAGGTGAACAAGGCGGTGTGCTACACGCTGACATCGGGTACATAAAAAAAGGTATTGAAGGTATCGAACGTAAAATTGAGAAACAGGAAAGTCAATACGTAGATATCATTAAACACCTTACCGAAGTCGAAGTTTCTACAAAACAAGCTCACAAAAGAATTGATAAGCTTGAAAAATATCATACACCGTAGGAGGTAAAGTTATGAAAAAGAAATTAATTAAATGGTTAAAAGCAGCAGGTGTTCGTGCAATCAAAACTGTAGCAGAGACCGCAGTAGCAACTATCGGCACATCAGCAATTCTTTCACAGGTTGATTGGAAAGTAGTTGCATCTGCTTCTATATTGTCGGGCATTTTATCTTTGCTCATTTCTATCAAAGGTCTGCCCGAATTAAAAGGAGATGAGTTGATATGTTAAGTATCAAGAAAAGACAAGAGTATTTAAAAATATTAGGCTTTTATACAGGAAATATCGACGGCAAAGTAGGTGCTAAGACTAAAGCGGCATATAAGGCATTGCAGAAAGCGTACTTTACCAGAGCTGAAGACATTGATGGTATATACGGAAAGCACACCGATATCTTGCTGCAAAATGCTTATAATGTAAAAATGCACTGCAAAAACTTTGAATTAAAAGAATTCAAATGCGGTTGCGGTGGTAGACATTGTACAGGCTATCCTGCAGTATTGAACCCTCAGCTATTGCAGAACGTGCAAGCTGTTAGGGATAAATGCGGAGCAACAACTATTACAAGTGCATTGCGTTGTAGTAAACATAACTCTGCTGTAGGTGGTGCTTCGGGTTCAAGGCACAAAAGCGGAAAAGCCGTTGATATTAAAAACAACACCTCAAAGACCGAAAGTGGAAGAAAGTTCATTATGGCTTTTTGGAAAACGCTTAAAGGTTGGAGGTACACTTACTGTAATATCAAAGGAAGTAATCCTAATATGGGCACCTCTGTGCATGTTGATGTTAAGTAATTTTCTATCTACCTTAACTAAAACTTAAATCTATATACTTTTAATTGACAACCTCTTAAATATGTTGTATAATATTTATATAAATACAACATATTTAGGAGGCATTTTTATGAGTACTAACCCTACTGCGATTGATCACGTTATAAAATTTAGAGATAAGTCTGGACAGTGGCACACTATACCCGTAGTTTATCAAACTATATACAATGCTTATGTGGAGTATTGTCAATCACAAAAAGACCCTATAGACCCTATAGATATGCACGAATTCTATAATGTGTTTACCATACTCACCCGTAGTGAGTTGATAAAGAACATTATAAATAATTCGTACAACGACGTTTTACCTATAGAAGCAGGAGGTACTGGTGCAAGTAGTGCAGAAGCTGCGCGTACAAAGTTAGAGGTATACTCTAAACAAGATATTGATAATAAATTAGGCAATTCAGGAGAAGACTCTATAGGTACACAGTTACAAGCTCTTCAAGCCTTTTTGAACGAGGTAGACACTGATTTATCCCGCTTAACTGAGGACCTTAATGAGGTACAAGATAAAGTTAATTCCTTACCTAACAATATAGACTTAGCTGCGGTAGGCATCAGTGTGGGTACTGATGAACCTAATAGTAATACTAAAGGGATGCTTTACTTTAGATACATACAATAATATTTTGAATTGAGGGATTATTATGGCTGAAATAGGTATAGCCACAACATCAGCACAGCCGTGGAAAACTGCAACTGGGGCTACAGATAAGAAACATAGTATTTTTGTGCGCATTTATAGACTAGCAGCTGATGATGAACAACGAGTGCCTTTGCGTAGCACATACCGATTTAAAGTATACCTTGAGTGTAACGGCACTTCAAGGATATGTAAAAGAACATATACACACGGTCCACACTCTTTAAACGGACTTCAATTAAATAACGGTATGATTACATCATTTCCATTTCCATCAAGAGGTGACATAAATTATAGCGAAAAAGCCGAAGAATTTATGTTTTATTTTGACGCAGAGTGTTTGAATCTAGCTTCAACACAGAGTTTTGAAATTCAAATCCTAAATGTTGCTTCGTATGGTAGTGCTGAATATCACACTACTCCATATAAGTTTATACATACATTTTCATTTACTACAGATTTAGTAGATGGACCTGCAAACTTTTCTGCTGAGTTTGCTGAGTTTGAAGAAGATACTTGTGGTATACATTTATCTTGGAACACAGCGGATAAACAAAATCTCGACGGTTATCAATTAACATTAGTCCAGCGTAGAGGTGGAGTGACAAGCCCTTACACAAACGTTGCCGATACCGCACGAACATACAACCTTTCCAAAAATACAGTTGAGTTTGATACTACAAACTATCCAGTACCCTTACTAGCAGGGTGTCAATTATACGCCACTCTACAAGCTGTGTATAGTGTTAACTATAAACCTTATTGTACTAAATCTGTGAACACAAGTATTGTTATACCAGGATTTGCTTGTGTGTTTCCATTTGACACTAAGGATTACGCGTTACCTGGCATTCCTTATGTTTGTACAGGTAAAGTGAATGGTGTCAAACAATGGAAGCCTGCTATAGCGTATCTAACTGAGCCTAATAGTACAGGTTCAGATAAAGAATGGCACGTTGCCAATATTGGCAAAAGTATCTATGAAGAATAGGAGTTGAATAAACTATGGCGTATAAAGACAGTATTAATAGTAATATTTATAATGTATCTAAAGATGCCGCAATTAAATTTTTTATAGCTTTAAATTGGCACCCTAGTCAAGGTACTTATAAAGATCTGTATTCCAAATCAACAATCACGTATACTGATTATTTAAATATCGACGCATATAATTCCGTTAGTAACAACTTTGATAATTTATACGACACTAATGGAAATCCGCATGTTATTAAAAACACTCTCGAAGGCAAAGATGTCTATAATCTATACGATTTAATAGCCTCAGCAAAAGCTGCTAAAGTAACTAACACTGACATAGCTACGGCATTAAATGCAGCAGACATCCCTAAAGTAGTAGCTACAAGTAGTGGAACTTATCGCAGTCGTTCTGACGCAGACTGGGAAAACACTGATGTTAAAGCCTTAAATATAAACACAACCCCCTATGCTCGTCAGTTACAAGAACATCTTGATAAAACTTTTCCTAATGTAGGTGCTTATGTTTCTGTAATACAAAACGCAAATGGCAATAGCTATGATGTACGAGTTGTGTATCCAGACCCTAACCAAAACAATAACTTAGTGTATGTTTCAATGCCTGAACCTAAAAACGGTGTTAATTCTGAATATAAGGCTAAAGAATTTTCTGACGTGTTTACTAACGCTAATATAGGCACAACAATGGGCAATGTTGCACTAACTTTAAAAAACCAATCTGCTGAACAAGAAGCGCGTCGAAAAGAAGAGGAAGCACGTAAAAAAGAAATAGAAGCAGCTAAGACAGAACTTAATAATATCAATACTTCTAATAATGCTATTAATAATCTCTTAGGAACTCTTAACTCTACTTCAGGTACTGCCTTAGACAATCTAAAATTATCTAATACAGATAAACAAGCTATGACAGTACAGACGCCTAATAAAAACGTGCAAGCTGTCGGTAACCAAGTTAACAACAGTGCTTGGATTAAAAACTTAGGTGACAATCTTTTAACCGAAGGGTTCGATACTGTAGAAGGAGATTCTATTGAAGACTACAGTAACCGTGCCCTTACTAAAAACGAATTGTTAGCACGTATAGCTAACACCCAATTAGATAAAGCTTCTACAGAATTATTATCTCAGATTAAAAGTAATCCTCAGCTTTTAGACAGTCTTTTGGCGCAGCAACGTACAGCTTTTACTAATAATTTAACAGCAGGTAACGCTGTTGCTAATGCACAAGCTTTAGCAGCGGAACGAGACAGTACCCTTAAAGAACAAGCTGATGAAGTATACAGGTCTATGATTGGTGGTGACAACGATGTTGCAGCACAACTTCGTTCTGAGACCACACAAAATTTTGCTGATGCGTTGTCAGCTTATACTGACCAACAACTTAATAAGCTGATTGCAGACCAACAGTCCAACGCTATCGATGTAGCTAGTCTAACGTCAGTAAGAAACGCTATTAAGTCTTTAATTGATGCTGAAAACAGTGCTGCAGTCAGACTATTAAATGATAGTAAAACAAAAGCTGAGACTAATGCTAATCAGATAATGAGTAATAAAGATGCGGCTTCGTTAGAGTCCATCGCTGCTAGTGAAGCGCGTGCTAAAGAATTTAGTGATAATGCTAGCAATCTCATTAATCTACAACAGCAGTCTTCAAATCAAGGTTTAGGTCCAATTAAACCACCTGAACCTCTTAAAGGAGATTATACTAGTTCTACAGGTTATCGTGAAAAGTATACTTATGAAACCCCTAACTACGATAAAGAAACTACATATAATACTTTAGCTGATTCTGAAGGCATTAGACAAGCTTTGTCTAAACCTACATATGACAGACTTACTAATCAAAAATCTGCTTTAGAATTAGCTCAGGAGTATGGTCTTGCTTATCTTTTAGATGCAGATGTAGTTGCGGAAGCCTATAAAGACTTTGCACGTCAAGGTAATGAAGCTTCTGATAAAGTGTTTAACAACGCCCAACGTGCGTACCTTAGTGCACTAGCTGCTGGAGACACTACTACTATTGAACAGCTTTCTAAACTTGCGCAAGTTGCAGGCACTTCAAAACAAAATTTACACGTAGCTTCAGCTTTACAAGAACAAATGCAGCAACAGCAACAACAACGTAACGTCGGTAATAATCTTATAAGTGATACCTTATTACAACGTATGGCTAATGATAAAGCTATTGTTGATGCAGAAGATGAGGGACGTAGACAACAGACCGCTTGGTTAGGCAACGGCAATGAAAATGGTAATGGTTTTTACACAGGTGCTTATTTGCATGACCAAAATGTTGCAGGTGCTAAAGACGCGTATAGTCAAATTGCTGGTTTAGGTATGTCTAGTCAAAGTACACGTAACGATTTAATCAGTGATGCCAATAACAGTACTGCTGATATTATATCAAAAGCCGCTGCAGACATTACTAAATTAAACGCACAAGCAAATGCGTCTAATAAAACTACTACGGCTACACTTCAAGGCGGCGTCAATGCTTTAAACACGCAGAAAGCAGTTAATGATGCTGCTAAACTCAGTCTACAAAAAATTATAAAGAATGGATTGTAGTAAATGACTTACAATAATTTTTCTAATTCACAACCCATAAGCCTCGCAATGCCTAGGATTCCTACGGCATCGCAGGCTTATTTGCCTAATGACTATTACAACTCTTACAAACCTGCTAAAACTTTACCCACAACACCTTATCAAGTTGATCTATACAATCCTCGACAACCTAACGCCTCAGATTATATTGTTGATGTGCTAAAGGTGTTGCCTATAAATACTCAACATTTGAGTAACACTACTAACGGTTTTGCTTATAATTCTGTGGCAGATGTGCTGTTAAATAAAGAAGCGTGGAAAAAACGTTGGGGTAAAAACTCTTGGTTGATGACCCCTTTAGGTTACGCACCTCGAGTTATTATAGATTCACTTATGTTATTAAAAGACACCACAATAGATCCAGTGGTTGACACAGTTAAACTCGCTGCTTCAGATAAAGATGATAGTTTAACTATAACTAAAGGCTTGCAGACAGGTATAAACACTGCTTTAATGAATACATTAATTAACGCAGGCAATACCTTTGACGTTTTAGCAAATCCTGTCAAAGGTTTCGTACTTGAAGGATCTGATGGGTTTGTTAAAGGTTTAGTAGGCACTTCAGAAGAAGGTAGAAAACAATACGATTATTCTGATCATGTTGAATTTGGTAAAGGGTTTGGTCCAGGTGTCGGAGAGTTCTTTGCATCTATGTTGTTTGAAATTTTTTCAGACCCCTTAACGTACGTATCATTCGGTATTGTTGGTACAGCTAAATCAGGAGCAAAAACTTTAACTACAAAAACAGTAGACGTATTTACCGACACTGCTGAAATGTTAACAAAAAAAGGCGCTAAGGCTATTACCAACGAAGTAGTGGAGCAAACAACAGACAATGTTTTAGATAAAACCATTAAACAAGTCACAAACTATGTTCTTAAAGATGGCACTGCTGCAATTGATGTAGTTGTTGATACTGCTGCCAAAAAAGGTTTCCACATTCCTGACAATGTGGCAGAAGGTTTATTAAAAAATATTGTTAACGCTGATGGTGTTGATAACGCAGCGGTTAACACTATTAAACAAACTGCACCCACGCAGCTATATTCTCAGTTACGTCAAAACATCGCTCGAGCTGATGTACCATTAGACCAGCTTCCGTCACGTTTACGTAGTCAAAATGTTTTACAACGTCTAGCACACCAGGCAGACGATGGTAAGGCTTTAAGTCCTGGAGTACAAAATTATTTTTCACATACAGTTGATGTTCAAAATTTACCGTCGATGGTCACCTTATCTAAAAACCTACAGCGCTTTGAAAAAGGGTTTAATGATGCTGCAAAGTATTCTTTATACGGTACTTCAGGTTTATTCCCTTTAGCATTGGGAAAAAAAGGTGTTACTAAATTGGTAAAGAAAGCCGTGGCAACACGTATGGCATCAAAAATGTTTAAAGCTGTTAGTAATACAGATGAATTTTTAGACATAACAAATAACTCCATTGACTTTGACGGAGATGTTATTACTCTAGAAATACCAAAAGGCTTACCCGAAACAACTAACATCAAATCAGATGTTGTTGGTAAAGTCGTCACAGATGCTGCAGACACAGTAAAGGATGATAGTGTAAAAGCTTTAAATGCACCTGTAACAAAAGCACAACTGCCACAACGTAGCACTGCAGCAACCAGTAATGCATTAGTACCTGTAACAGTTGACCCAAAAGTACACAGCACTTTAAACGAACGTGTTGATGACTTAATTAATGCTTTTCGTAATGAACTATATCTTACTCGAGAACATCCTTCCTATATTACTCGAAAAGAATTTGAAGATTTACGAAGTAAATATATGCTACGTATAGAAGAAGTTTTTGCACAGAGACCTATGGACAACATCTTACCGTTTACAAATTTAAAAACTTATACTGAGTATTTAAAAATGTTAGACAGCTATGATGCTCCAAAGTATATTAAACAATTAAATGAAAAGTTTAACGTTATTAATAAATGGTTTACCTCAGAGATTGATGAAACTTTTTTAACAAACTTAGACACTAGCTTATACAATCGAGCTATAAAAGTTATTAAAAAGGCTTCTAACCAAGCAGATAATATAACTGAAGCTGATGATTTAATTACTGCTTTACGTCACGTATATCAAGTTAACAATGCGGAAAAGTTAGATAACATATCGTGGAAACAATTAGGTGTTACTTCAGAGTTATCAAA